CTGACTTTCCCGAGCTGCTACAAGCTTTTGCTTCGGAGGCCACGACACCACTCCCGTTGTCTCAAGATATCAGCGAGTGGCCAGCCCTTCTGCGCACCACGCTCTTCGTGCCCGAGGGCATCTGCCCCGTGCGCGCTCGCGACATAGCCCTTCCGCCCCTCGACCTTCCAGAAGTGGTGATGCCACGCATGCTACGTCCGAAGTTGGCCATGCTCAACAAATTCATCACTACCGCCCCACGACCAGCGACATTTATGGGCAGATTAACCCAATCTGTAGGCGCTGCGGGAACCACTTGTTTGGTCGGCCTGGCCAACGCAAGTTTTGCTACGGTTTTTGGATGGAAGGCGAGCGCCGTGTTCTGTGCACCGGTGGTTGAAGAGTTGGCCCGTTTTACCCACGATCGCGGGCTCCCGTATTTCACCACTCAGATGATTGTGCAGGAGTTCATCGCCTACCCGCACATCGTAGCACGCATACCGCCCACGTTGCTGCATTTGACCAATTATTGCCTGCTCGCCGCTTTTGGTTTGCCTGCCCTCCCGGCTGCCATCATTCTACATGCCGTCTATAACGCTCTCGTTATTTGTGTGTCCGAGGCGGCGGGATCGGTAAAATTTACTCAAACAGCAACACTTATGAATGCCAAGAACCAAGCAGACTCCTATCTGGATCAACTCTCGTCCGTACCTTCCGGTCTCTCCGAAGCGGGCAAGGAATGGCTCAAGGTGGCCATCGACCCCTTCCACGACTCAGACACCTACGTCACGGGCTATCCAGATGTTGACATCGCTCCAAGCGTCGTCCAAGTCGTCAAGAAGACAATCACAATTGGCGCGCCAACTGGTACAGTCGCTAACTGGGACTGCCACATTGCGCAATCGCCCGTCCCGTCAGACTCCGGGTCGACGTGGTCGAAATACGGCATCGTCGGCGGCAATATCCTCGCGGCGGTCCCCTCGGCGACGATCGCGCCGTTCGCAGGCGTCTCAGCAATCGGCGGCGCACCTGGCGCTGCTCTAGATTTCAGCCAAGCCACAGTTGCATCTCAAGTCGGCAACGTTCAGCTTGACGATTCCTATTTGCGAGGCGCCTCACGTGTTATTGCTCAGGGCTTTGAAGTCACCAACACCACTGCCGTCCTCAACATGCAAGGCCAGGTTATTGCCTATCGCCTAGCCGAACCCGCCGGCACACCTTCCAATTTTCAATGCGCCAGTTTGACAGCTAGTCTCGGCTCATTTGCGGCCCGACAGCTCACTGTACCACCTACCAGTGCCGCCAACGCAATGCTCACTGCTGGTTCACGTCAGTGGGCGGCATCCGAGGGCGGCTATGTTGTCTCCGCACTTAGCTCTCTTGACATCCCA